TATATAGGGTGGGCGTGGGGGGAGGCGTGCCTGCGGCACGCAGGGGGGGGCGCTGGGTAATACTAGATACCAGCGCCAGATAAGGGTTTGTTTGTTTAGGGAATTGGGGAAGGGAATATATAAGTTTAAAGCCTTATCAGTTCCCCAAAATGACTAGAGTGAAGAGCAACAAAGTGTGTTTCACGTTAAACAACTACTCGGAAGAAGAGCTGCAAACACTAGAAGAGACGTTGTGCAAGCTCGAAGAACACCTCGTATTTGCAATCATAGGACTTGAAATAGGTGAAAATGGAACTCCCCATGTTCAAGGCTACATCAGATTCAAAACTGATTTTCTTAAAGCGAAGGATGGAATGCTCAAATTCTGGAGAGCCTTACCAGGACTCGGAAGAGCTCACTTCGAAACGGCAAGAGGAACTGACAATGACAGCTTCGTCTATTGCAGTAAAGAGGGACCATTTCGTACCTGGGGTGAGCCAAGTCCGGGAGATCAAAACCCATATGAGAAGATTCTTGAGCTTTGTTGTCAAGGAGACCTTCAAGGAGCAATGCAAGTTGATCCAGAGATCACTATTCGGTAAGCGGGTTTTCTCCTTCGCTTCGCTCAGGAACTCTTAGTATTGTTGGCCTCTCCTGGGGGGTTTGATTAGTCCCACCCTCTACCGTATCCCTGCCCTCTAGTGGGGATTGATTCCGGGGGCCGCCGCCGGCGGCGGGACGGCAAATTTCGCTCCCGCTCATTTGCCTGTATGATTCCGAGGTAACGGGCTATTCCTTCTCAATTCCAGATGCTACGGGAATATCGAACGAATCGCGCGTGGAGTCTGTGTGGGCTTTGGAGAGCAACACGATATTTTGTCAGAATGGCAAACCAACGTGGTGGATCGCCTTCTACGACAGGATGACCGGAAAATTCTCTTTGTGGTGGATGTCGAGGGAGGAAAAGGAAAAAGTTTTCTGGCACGACATCTCATGTCACGCTTCGGGAAGCGTGCATGGGCTTGTCAAGGAGGGAAACTTGCTGACCTTATGCATGCTTACTCAAAGGGGGCAGAAGATACCGAAGTCGCTATATTCGATATGGCGAGATGCAACAACCCAGATTGGTTCCCATGGAACTTCATGGAGAACCTTAAAAACGGATGGTTTACGTCTACAAAATACGACGGAAGATTCACGATGGTGAATCCAAATGTGAAAATTGTGGTCTTCATGAATGAAGATCCACCAAGAAATAAATTAAGTCAAGATAGATATGAAGTTTTCTTTATTTGATCAATAAAACATATTAAGCAAGATTTGCTCGTTTTCCTCTAAACTCAATATGAGCCTTGAGAATAACGGAATAAGAGGGAAGGGTGACGATGGGTTCCGGGGTCTCAGGTGGGATGGGGTATGGGTTAACATAACGCATACCGGGAACCCAAGTGTCGAATCCATAGTGGTTGGTGTCTGAAGCAGTAACTCCGTCAGGTGAGTACACTTTAAGCCAAGGGGCTTTGATGGGGGTGAATCCGTTAGGAAGGGAAGCGGTGTGTTGAATTTCGTTCATGATGCATGGGGTGAAAGAACGGGAAAATCCCTTAGACAAGTTCCACTCCTTAGCATACGGTTGCAGCATGGCCTCGGTCCAAGTTGTGACGTCAGAGATGCCGCCGGAAATGCCAGTAGTACGAGTAGGATCGATCCACGTAACTCCCTTAACAGGGAAGTCGTTCGTTTTCATGTGTTCCCAGAACAGAGGAGTTTGATGAGGGATGTAACGAACGGTACATCTCGTGATGCGATACTCGTTGAAATATTTAGAGATGGCTGTGGCACGGGCAAAGTCAGACAAAGCAACAGCCATGCGCTGAAACCCAATAACAGGGGTAAGGTTGAAGTCGTTAGATTCAACATTTTCAACGACTCTATACGTGGCACCGAGGTTATTCTTCATGGAACGAGTGCGAGTACGCTTAACCGCTTTTCGAACACGCCGGCGAAAACGTTTGCGTGTCGAAACTCGTCGTTTCTTGTAGCAGGTGCGTTTGCGATAAGCCATGGCGCAATACTGATGAAGATAACAAAGCTGCTCTGTTTATATAGGGTGGGCGTGGGGGGAGGCGTGCCTGCGGCACGCAGGGGGGGGCGCTGGGTAATACTAGATACCAGCGCCAGATAAGGGTTTGTTTGTTTAGGGAATTGGGGAAGGGAATATAT